TTAATCTGGATAGTACTCTTAGGGTTCCCATCTACCCACTCAACAACAACTGGCCCTTCAGTGTTTTCTGGTAGCTTCAACTCCTTCAGTGTGTCAAACCATTTCTTACCGTGGGCACTGTAGCTACCGTCCTGCTTGTAAAGGTTCTTAGGTTTATTCTGTGTCTTACCGGGAACCTTTGGCATGACTTCAGCAAGTGCTTGAGTTTTTTCTTCTACAATCTGTGTTAGTTCATCATAATGCCTTTGTGCTTTTTCTACGTCTAGGGTTAGTGGGTTTGCTTCTTGCTCTCTCAGGCACTCGGCTTTGAAAGAGAGATACCTAAGAAACCTTAGAATGTCGCTGTTCATATTATCCACCCTAGTTCTCGCCTCTTTTCATTATAAGCATCAATAGCGGACTTTTCATCTTGAAAATATCCTATGTCTTGTCTAACCCCACCTATACTTATAACCGCCCTGTAGGAACCCGACTTTATTTTACTGACCCCCTTGGCTTTCAACCTATTTCTGTTGTTGACTTTGTAGCTTACTGACCTGATATTGTCTATCTTGTTGTTTGTTTTATTACCGTCTATGTGGTCAATAATCTCCGGCTCTTTACCGTAAAACAATTTATAGCAAATCCTATGCACGGGGTAACTGCTCCCTTTGAGTGAAACTTTCAGGTATCCCTCGCTACTAAGGGAGCCGCAAGGAACCTCTAATTTACACCTCTGAGAGGTCTTTCGAATTTTTATAAGGTCACCTGTGTGCGGGTTATATTTGTAGTAGAGTCTTAGAACTTCAAGTGGAGGTAGTTCTTTAGGTCTCATCTGTAAATTTCCTCTAGTCTTTTCTTTTGCTTTTGCCACTCTAAGTAATTTATACGGGTGTCCTCAACGCACCTATAGGCATATTCCCCATAGCTTAGGTTTTCCCAGTCATCCACCTTTGGTTTAGCTACTCCATGCTCCTTACCGATAGCATCAAGCCCATGTGAAGCACGATCAGGATACAGATACCTAGAGACCCACAGAGTGTCGATGTACTTCTTGTAGTCTAGCGGTATGCCGAGGAGCCTATTGAACACTACCATGTCGTGCATCACAGCATTGTGCATCACTAGAAGATCAGCGCTCTTGATTACTGCCCGCATATCATCATAGTCACCTGTGCTGTGGTAAGTCTCCCCGTCTTCTGTATAACTCATTACATGCAGCTTTGTGCAGTCATAGGCTAGACCATCGGTTTCTGTGTCAGCTACTAGTATTCTCATTCCCTACCTCGGTTAGCCGCTGCGTTGCACAGGGTTATATCGTCATTATCCTCCCAACCTGCATCGCGCCCAGCTTCAAAGGCTTCTTCAAACCAATCCCTTAAGAACCTTACCTCCTCGGGGTCTAAGGCTTTATCTCTATACTCTTCCCACCACTTTTCAAAAGTCATTGTGTCTCTCCTCTAGAATCGGTTCTGCTGGCCCTTTATACTCGTGAACCATTGTTGTGTCAATATCATACCGGAGCATTCCGGCTGGGCCTGTAGTGGCAAACGGCCTGTTTTTTGTAACGGTCAAGTAAGTTGTATTCTTCTCGTCCTGATCTTCCGTTAACTTGTCACGTTGCAATTCCAACAGCACGATAGCTTCCTCCTCGATACTCTTTGCATATTTTACGTGACCATCGTTATTGACATGAGAAATACCAATAATACCTACATTACGCCGTTTTGCTAGTTCCACAAGTTTCACCCCAAGCTCTGTTAGTGCGCTAGTAGCCCCATCGACTCCAGAGAGATAAGCAAGACGCTGGAAATGGTCGACAAAGATATAATCAGCGTGATAAATCGTGATGGCGTGTTTACACTGTTTAAGAGTGCTTTCAAGCGGGTCATGGGGGTCAATGTCAAAGGATACAAACTTCTCATCACCAACCACATTCAACAGAGCCTCTTCGAATTTCTCGTCAGAGATGCAGTTAAAGTGCTGGTCTTCTTCAGTGTTGACGTTAGTGTTCAATTCATACGTAGCCATTCCTCTTGCTGTCGTTGCTTTCATCTCTTCCATAGCCAAGTTAGCCACTACCTTATTGTGGTTTCTGACCAGATCGTGCTGCACATACCGAAACAGAGAGGTCTTTCCTACGCCGGGAGGTGCCTTGACTACAGTGATACCACCTTTGATCCACCCACGCATGACCTTGTTAAGAGCCTCTACAGGTGTCTCAGTGTACTCGTAAGGGGTCTCCTCCCTGACAGCCTTTAGCCAGTCCTCAGAGCCGCTCACAAAGCCTGCTGGGGAATACTTCTTAGCTGCCCACCAAGCACTCACATAAGCCTTTCCGTCACCATTCATAAGGAAGTCATTAGCATCCTTGTGCTGGCCGTGGTTCATCAAGTAGACCTTACCGGGAAACAAATCAAAAGCTACTTCAGCAACCTTACGGCCCGGCTCGTCGTTATCAACACTCAAGATGATCTTGTCAAAAGAGTCTAGCCAGCTTTTACATTTCTCCCACAGTTTACCAGAGGGGGTAGCGCTTGGTAGTGAAACCACAGGGTTCATAAATTTACCGTTCTGTAGCATCTGCCAAGCTGACATAGCGTCCAGTTCACCCTCAGTCACAGTGACCATCTTGCTGCAACCAGCAGGGAATAACTGCATCCCGAATAGTTCATCACTCTTGAGGCCCTGAGCAAAAAACTCCTTAGCTGACTTCTTACGAACCTTATTCCCACCCGAGGGGTACTTGAAGTAAACCTTATCGTCTTCAGTGGTTACTCCGAAGTGTTCCATAGTGTCTTTGTGGATACCCCGCCAAGGCTCGTACTTACCTTTCTGTTCAATTACCTCAGTGATGTCTTTTGGTGTGAAACTCACATCGTTTGGCACATAGTCCCCCATTTCTGCTGTATCACTATTGATATTAAAGTTCCTCCCCTTCCCGTGTCGCCCCCACAGTTCACCAGTGTCTTGATGCAACCAAGTTACTAGCCCACAGCTAAAACAATACCCTTGGTTTTTTGTTGTACTCCAAGCGTAACTATCACTCCCGTTGGTGTCCCCTTGATGTGCAGGGCATTGGCCTTTAGTTTCACTCATACACGTCAACCTCCAATATATCCATAGATATATCCATATCGTAAATACTTATTCCAAACTTATCTTTGATGTACCGCCTCTCAGATTCAGCAGACGCCTTAGTTTTCCAAAGAGAGTAAGAATCTTCCCCATCTTCAGTGACTACAAGCAGGTAAAAAGTCATTAGTAAACTCCTTCTACTAACAAGGGGGCAGATACAGGACACTGGTTCTTCAAATGTTTATACACCTCTTGTGCTACACACTGCGCTTCTTTCTGTGCATCACTCCCAAGCCGCAGTTTGCACATATGAGCGAATGCGTCAAGTGACCCCGACCATGTAACTGCTGTCATAAGGTCTTGAGGGAGAACACCACGGGCCTGTTCAGGTGCTACACCATCTGAAATCATATCGTTATAAAGGTCTAGTTGATAGTCATTGTGGGCACCTACTTGTGACCGCCAACCGGGTGAGTTCTTATGAACCCCTCCAGACCCTTGTTTCTTATCCTGCGCAGCCTCACGGTAGTCATGTTGGTAGAACTCTACGTCTTCTGTGATGTATCGGCGTGAATACTCACTCCAACGAAGGAACTTGTGCTTCACCAACTGGCGGGCTAGGAAAACAGGCATCTTCACCTCAAAGCTAAAGAAGACATGACCAAAAGGACTTTCATGAGTAGGTGTGTTACGCCATTCCCATAGGAGTTCTTTTAGCTGACTCAATTCAAGACCATCATAGTGACCCGTATCATCTACCAAAACACTGTCCCCAAGATCACGACAGAAAGCCTCAAAGTCATCCGCAGTCATACCTCGTGCAAGGAACTCAAGAAGGCGTTTGTCTTTGTCTTTTAGGCGGCGTTCTGGGTGATTGTGCATTTCTCTTGCCTGTGGGGAAATAATATCTACTACACCCCACTCACTACGCTTACCAAAGCTCCTACGTGCTGCGTTAACAACACCCAAGTCCGAACCTGTAGGCGGCACATCAGGGTTCAACTGCACAATAATCTGTTTCTCGCTCATTAGACTTCCTCCAGTGCGACAATGTTCCGGCTTTCACCTAATGACCTAGCCTCGCCCGTTTCTGCGTCCCAAACGTATGCCGTGCAATCAGTGCCATGACGTTTTAGCCATGCGTATCCGTTGCAAACATGGATGCAGTCGTAACCACCTTGTTGAGCTGTCTGGTATGTCTTGCCAGCTTCAAGGGGCAGGTGTGAAGGTTCGGGGCGGACGCGGTAGGCGTGTTCATCATCCCATTGTGGTATTCCGCCGTTCTCCGTGTCGTTTGCCGTTTTCCAAGGGAAGTCATAGGACCACTCAATCACCTTCCCCTCGTGCTGCGCCAAAAGCACAGCACCCTTTGCTGTTGCGGTCCATTCTCCCCACGGAATTTGCAGGGGGTTTCTGGGATCGTTCAACACACTGCTAGGAACATCCCTCTTTTCGGCGTCTGTCATGTCGTGCCATAGCTTTGGGGTGTCGTCGTCGCGGTCTAGGGGGGTGACAACATCGCCATCGCTAACCGAAATACCGGGACTACAAGTTTCAAACTCAACTCCATCAACTTCGACCCAATCGTAACAGTTGCAGCAATCCAAAATCTCTAGGATATCGCCAACTTCATCCCGAAACCTTTCACCAACTTTGAACGGCGCGAAGTCTTTCAGGGGTCTGTATTGGTTTGTCATATTTTCACTCCTTTGGTTTGTGGTCCCCACGGTAGGACTCGAACCTACAACCTACAGATTAGAAGTCTGTTGCTCTATCCAGTTGAGCTACGTGGGGTCTTTCTTTAACGACAACCAAAAAAGGTTGAAGCTCTTACTATAGTTATTACTCAAGCACTCACTATAGATAATGATTCATATTTATAATGTCAATACTAAAGTAACTCACTATCAGTTAATTACTTACAGTGAACAACTACACAATATTATTCATTCTTAGTAGTTTCTCTCTTAAGTGATTACTTAAAGTGAATTACTTAAGTGTGATGATTCTGACTGATGATGATTACTCACTATAGTGATTACTTAAGTTCTCACTTTAAGTGGGTACTCCAGCTTGTCTTGACCCCCTATGTGAAGTTATAAGTACTTTTTGAGGATTTCTATTCAGGGTAGCTGTCATTTTTCTCGCGTTTGTAACCCGGAAGACACAACTTTCT